GTTCGCTAAACTGTCATTTAATGCCTTGCCCTGTCTTGCATCCAGTGCGAAGCCTGCCGCAGTCTTATCCAGTCCGTTATAGATATCGCCGGAAGTTAAGTAGTCATCCGTGATAGCTTTAATCTGTTCCGCAAGAGATCCGGACACGGACGGATTCTTCTCTGTGCCATCCAGGACCTTAGTGCCTGTATTAGTGATGGTAGCCAGTGTGGTTATCATGCTCTTTGTAACGTAACTCTGAAGTGCAGTAGCAAGATCAGAGTCAGTTACCAGACTGTTCAGTATGCGGTTCGTGATTTCATCAATCAGTGCCTGGATAGTATATACTCTGCCGCTTACGCCCAGAACACCGTTTGTATCAGTGCCGTTGATAATAGCAGCGGTATAGTCGCTTCCAGAAGGAGTAACCGCACCTGTCCTGTTATTGAACGAAGTAACACCGGCAGCTGCCGCATCCGCTACCATCGTATCAATAGTAGTTCTGGGATAAGTCTGGGAAGTGTTATAGACTTCGTTCTTCGCGTAAGTCTCAGACTTCGTGTAGACATCGTTCGCATCAGCCGCACCGACCATAGCAGCTGTGTAATCACCGGCTTGCGGAGTAACTGCACCACCACGGCCATTAAAGGAAGTAACACCACCGCCTGCTGCCGCAGCCGCAACATCAGACCAGTAACGTGCGTTGTTCGTGTCCTCTCCTGTCCTTGTGCCGGTACCACCGACCGCCCAGGATCTGGACAGCACAGAAGATTCCGCAGCCGCCGCAGCGGAAGCCGCAGAAGCATCTGCATCAGCATCAGCAAGGTTAGCAGAAGCCGCAGCCGCATTCGCATACTCCTGTGAAGAGTTTGCATACGTTCTGCTGTTTGTCGCGCTGTTCGCCGCAGATGTCGCATATCCCTGTGCATCCGTAACCTTGAGGTCAACTTCCGCAGATGTAGCAGAAGCCGCAGTAGCACTCCCTGCCGCCGCAGTAGCAGAAGCCGCAGCTTGTTCCGCATATCTCTTCGCAGTAGCATTTGCGTTAGCGTTGAAGTTCTCTACAGACACCTTATGAGTTTCATTCTCATAGTCCACTGCGAGAAATGCCGCATCATCAATGACGGTTGTTTCTGTAAGTTCTCTTATACGAATCTGATCTGCCATTATTATGCATCCCTTCTCCAAGTGAAAATATTGTCCGCATATCCAATCTGCGTCCATGTACCGCCGAACACGCTTCCGGGATTAGCTGTAGAAACACAGTAGTAAACCGTGCCTATCGGATAGACCGCATTCACGGCTTTAGCCTTAATGTCTGCGTCATCCACATACGCCTTGACCGCATGGGAAGTTGGAAGCGCAGAAGAATTATCAGTCAGCGTTGCCTGTATCGTAGTGATGGAAGAAAGCAGATTGACCACCGAGTTCCATGCAGTCCTGTTATCGTCTGTTATGGTATCCAGAACCGCCTTATTGGTGTGATAGTGTGATTCTTCACCGAGGCTGTTTAAAGCCTGTGCTACAGCGTTTATAACGCTCTGAGCATTAGGGTTTGCAGTCAGTGTGGACGGAACAGTCATGCCCACATTGTTACCGGCACTCGCCGCCGCCAGTTCATCAATAAGTCTGTTTAAGCCATCAATGCCCAGATTCCCCAGGGAGTCGAAGCGGTCCTGCAATGCCGAAGTGGTCATATTCGGACTATCCGGCAGACCGGTCACACCTTTGTCTGCTCTATCTTCCGCAGTTATCTTTGTGAAAGCCATTATTTATCCTTTCTTGTTGCCGTTCTGCCTGTATTCAACCGCAAAGTCATTTAAGGCAAAAGGCTCATTCAGATTTTCATTGATAAACTTGAACCGCGCATGAGTGATCTTTTTCAGCCTCACTTTCTGCGCGGATACTTTAGCGGTTGTATCTGTACTAAAGGACATCTTAGAGAACACGATGTTGCTAAATGAGAAGTACTTAAGGTTCGTCTCATCCTGTCTGAGCATTTCCCAGATGCCGTTTCTCATTCCCCATATCTGGACGGAAGAAACAAGCTCCGGCATACACCGGATAGCTAAATACCGATAAGTCTTATTCTTGTAGAACAGCTGCTCAGAGATATCTGCTGTCTCCCAGATGCACGAAATAGCCTCGCCATTATCGTTGTAGGAATCCAGTGCTTTCTCATCCGTGAAGAACCGATAGACCTTGCCGTCCGTTGCTCCAAAGTACAGTTCGTCATTGATTTCGAACATACAGGAAGCCGGTACATTCTCCCAGTAAAATCCTACATACTGTCTGGTTGCGTATGGTTTGGATTTATCGGTCCTTATCGGCTGCAAGCCGTCCAGAACGTATACATGGTTATTGATGCACAGAAGGTAATAGTCCTTGAAGGAATACGCGAAAGCATTTTCCAGATTAGGCTCTTTCAAAAGTTTGCCGTCCAGATAGTAGCTTCTGTTCTGTGCGTATTTCTCACCGGTGATATCCTGTGCAGTAACGGCGTATATTCCCAGTTTCGTCAGGAACAGCGGTTCAGTCTCCAGATATGTAAAACAGTAACTGGATACCGCACCTGTGCCTTGCAGCGTATTTATCAGCTTGAATGTAGGCTCATCGTCTACCATATCGCCTTCACGAAGCAGGATAGACTGTGCCTGTTCATTACCGCCTTTATGTGCAGCAAGGTAGTTATTGATGATGGAATATCCCATGATTGGAGTAGCATCAGATCCTAACTTATTCCATCCAGTGTCCGGGAAGTAGGTCGGGTCATATTGCTGAGAAAACCAGTCCCAGTTGATGTATGAGTACACGCCGTCCGCATTGGTTCCTTTATCAGGATTGCCGGACACGAATAATCTATCGTTCGCGCCGCCGATGCCGAACAGCGCACAGATGGTGCAATGATTGATTCTGTCCGCATAGCCGGAGACTGTTCTGTAAGCCTTTATCCTTACGTTGTCCACGCCGGAAGAAGGCCATTCGCCCGGTGCGGTCACAAACGTGACAACGCCGGTTGTGCGGTTGACAGTGAAGTCTGTTCCTTCGACCTTCTCTATCCAATCGCCCTGGTTATTCATAACCCATGCTTCGACCGGAGTAGAGTCCAGATCACCGAAGGATAAGTTAAACTGCACCGTGTCTGCGTGTTCGTGGTTTACGCCGTACTCTTCGTACCATGCCGGTGATAAGAGGTTCAGCGACTCATACGGAGTGCCGCCGCCTTCCGGTGATTCGCCAATCATCAGTGTGGGAACATAGGCAATATCCTGTAACGGCTGCACCGTGGAGCCATCATAGACAAGAGCTTTCTTGCCATCCAGAATGATAAGCTTCTGGGACAGTTCTACAGACACGCTCCTGTGTTCTGCCATCCCATCATAGAGAACGGCATAGTCCGCAGTCTCAGACCAGAAAACGATGTTATCCGCATCCTGGTTGACGATCTCATTGTAATCGTCATCTACCCATATCTTTGCTTTACTGGAGTTAAGGACATAAAGCCTCGTCCCTGCGTGTACAAGCCAGATATCAGTAGCGGACATATGGTGTACGCCGTACACACAAGCACCGTAGTCTCTGATAACGGAGTATCCCATCCGCTTACGGACCTTGCCCGGAACCGAACGGATCATATTTATGCAGTTAGGACTTTTGGTATCATCGACCGTACTTGCGTCATCCGTGAAGTCAGCACCTAAGAAGGACTGATTCTGATAAACGTGTATTGACGGTGATGCCGGTACTCGAAAAGAAACAGCCATATATTACCATCCTGACACTGAAGTAAACTCTCTCATTGCGGAGATCTCTGCCTGCTGTGACAGCGCATCTCTGCCTACTTCAAACTCGTTTCTGTACACTGTGGCAATACTGTTGTCATCGTCCTTATACAGCTGTGAAGCCATGTATAAAGGAATCAGCGTTGCCACTTCCGGGTGAACAGGCATCTCATAATCATCCTCAGTATTAAAATCAATCTTCTTCGGATATTTCCGATAGTAGACTGTGTACTTGCCTTCCATGTTTCGCGGAATGACAAGGATCTTCCCTGCCTCCTGGTAATACTGGTCAGCTGCTAAATACTGCGGATGGTCATCCTGTTCGTAGTAGATTTCATTCGGCCATAACTGATAGAAGTCTTCAGCAATATCAGTCATGCAGAAACGAAGATATTCTTCGTAATCTGGAACATCTTCTTCGTTTTCGAAAGGCACATCATAGAACGCGATATTACGAATGTTCGCCGGATACGTTGAAGTGACCGTGACTGTGACATCCTTATTGTCTTCGTTCGCGATCAGTCCTTTGTATTTCGTATAAGCACCGGGTGAGTCTACTTCAATGACAAGGTCTTCCACACCTTCCATGCGCATGGTCACAGTGAGTTTATCGGAAGCTGTGAAGTAGTAGCTCTTTGCACCGGAAACAACAAAGCTAAACGGTTCTCCGATGATCCTGACATTCTTCATGAGTCCAAATGCCGGTTTAATGTTCCAGTTGATTATCTGGATCTCTCCAGTTAAAAACTTGCCTGCCGTGGAAAGAAGCTCCAGTGCCTCATTGCAGGCCTGCGGCATTCCGTTCAAATATTCACTTATTGAACTATCGTTCTGAATCGTTGTGCCATTCGCAGAAAACATTTTCTGCAATGTGGCTAACTTGATATCTTTCCAGGTGGTGGACATTTTATTTCTTTACCCTTCTTGTGGTCTTCTTGACTACTTCTTCTACAACCTTCTTAGGTTCTTCCACATACGGTGCATAGGAATAGTTCTTTCCATCAACGTATGTGACAATGACCTTCTCGCCATCAATCGTCAGGATATCTCCTACTTTCATGTTGCCTCCTTAAAAAAGAAAGAGGGGAGATTTCTCTCCCCTCCTTCGTTCAGACTCAGATGGTCAGCGTCTGAGCAGCCGCATTGGACGAACCGCCCATGATAACGTGTCTCCAGTTCGTGAAGCCGCAGCTCCAACGTGCGAAGCCGTTGTAGACAAGGTTTCTGGACTCAACCTTCTCGTCATTCTCGATGTCGAGGACGGTACGGTTGAAGAACCGAGTGCCGAGCAGAGCCTTCAGAGCCTTCGAAGACTGAAGGATGAACGGATTGCCGGTAGCCGGAGTCCACAGATAGTCAACGATCAGCTTCCACTGACCGCGCTCCGTGTTGATATCGTTCTTGTTGGAACCGATCTCGCCATCGGAACCGATGATAGCCTTCGCGAATCTCTCAAGTGCCGGACGGTTGCCGGGAACGATGATGGTATCCGCATCAAAGCCCATGACCTCACCACGGTCATCCTTGAAGTTTCTCATCTGGTTGGACAGAGCGTTCAGAACGGAAGGATCCGTGCCGAGTTCGTTCGTGAACAGGTTGCACTGCGTAGTGCCGTTAACGGACTTCAGCGGATGCGCAGCCGAGAACAGCGCAAGGTTATCAGCACCGGAAATGTCAATGCCGGTCTTGCCGCCGAAGCTCATAGTGGTGGTAGTGCCAACGGAAGAAACAAGTGCCTGGGAAAGGTACTTCGCACGGCTTCTCTTATACGCCTGGACCATGTTGATAACCTTCTGCTTCGCGTCCGCGATCTGGTTATCATCACGCAGCTCCTTAGAGATAATCGCCTGCTTCGTGAAGGTGATATGCTCCATGAGCTTGCTGTAGCCTTCAACGGCCTCATCATCGACCGCATCCGCGCCTTCAGCTTTGTACTCGAAGTCACCAAGGCCGCCGAACGTAGCCTGTTTCTCTGCCCATCTGTCGGAAGAATCGACAACCGCCAGACCGTTCAGAAGGTCATCATAGGAATTCTGCTGAGCATCAGCATCGAAAATTGCCGCATTGAGGAGTGTAGCCCACTCGTTCCATGCATCGCCGTTTTTGGTATTGTCTCTGATAGTAACAGCCATTATTTTGTCTCCTTAAGTTGTTTGTTGTAGAGCGCCCTAAGTTCCTTGTTGGATTTGTCCGGGAACCATTTGCGGTACTGCGGCATCAGATGCTCCGGGATATCCTCGCCATCACTCTTGCCGGATACTCCCTGCGCAGCTGCAAGGTGTGCTTTGCCCTTGCTCTGGTTGATAGCCGCCTGTTCCGCTTTCTCTGCCTGGACCTTTGAGAGACGCTCAAAGTTAACAAGTTTGTAAGCATCCACAAGATGAAGACCGGAACTCCTGACAGTGTCTATGACTCTCTGGAAGTTCTCCGTTTTGAAGACATCCTGCACACTCCCAAGCGAAGGATCTAAGTCCACAATCGCCTGCAAGTCTGCCTGCATCATTCTGTTTGCTTCAGCCTGTGTCTGCTGTTGGATTATCTGCTGTGCCTGTTGGACGGTCGGATTCATCGCAACCGCACGGTCAATCAGATTCGGATCTAAACCGGCTTTCTGTAATTGCTGTGCGTTCTGCTGACTCATCTGTGCCTGCATGGCTGACAGATATTCCTGTGCCGAACGAATCGGCTGCCCGGTCATCGGGTTTTTGTACTGACCGAACATCGCAGCAAACTGGTTATCAAGTTGTTCCCTTGCCTGCCTTTCGGCTCTCGTCTGCTGCTCTGCGGCTCTTCTCGCAGCCGCATACTTCGAATCTTCTTCCGTTGTCTGCCGGGGAGCGGCTTCGGCTTCTACGCTCTGTTCTCCTTGAGAATCTTCAACAACTTCAGCAGATTCAGTTGCTTCCCCTGCGGTCGGTTCAGCGGCTTCCGACATTTCTACGCTTGTGACTTCTTCGGGCATTAATAACCTCCTGGGATTTCTTCGCTATTCCCTTGCGCATAAAAAATGGAGAGCTATTCGCTCTCCGTTTGTGTGTCCTCTGCCTTGTAGCAGATTGTATGTACTGACTTGCCGTAGTTGGAACATTGCCGACTCCGGCAAGTTAATACCATCTTTATCTGTCCATCCTCTTCTTTTCTCTCGCGGATAGACATCTCCGTTTTACATCGGGGGCATTTCACCGCCGCCTCCCATCTGCTGCATCGCAGCCTGCTGCATCATCATCTGTTCCTGTTCCTGTTGTTTAGACAGCCTCTCTTCGATGATGTTAAGTGCCATACCTGCGTTCGGATAACCCATCGCCTTCATGAAGGTCCAGTAAGTTCTTAGAGTCTCCATATCGCCAAGCGGACCGAACGCCTGACTCTGAAGCTTCATATCCGTCTGGTTCCACATCGCTTCCCTGTTCGCCATCAGTGTGGAAGTCGGGTCCGTCTCGAAGATGAATTCATCGTCCCAGTAGAATTCACCGGCTTTATCCAGTCTTAAGAAGTCATGCCGGTTCATCTGCTCAAACGATGTTTTGCCTTCTGCGTCCGTGGTGGATATCTCTGCGGTCTGGTCAGAATATGCAAGCCAGTACTTGAACATGATCTCGTAGAGCTTTGCATATGCCTCATTCTTCATGACACGCTTAGATTCTAATCGACCGGCGGCCTGATTGATAGCATACTGTCTCGCAGAACCTGAGACTTCAGAAGCACTAAATCTGCCCTGGTATGCATCAGTGACACCGAGCATATTCTTCGCCCACTGATAATTGACTTCCTGATAGTTGAGGTCATTCTGTACGTTCGGCTGCACGTTGATAACATCAATAGCAGCTTTCTCAGCCGGATTGTCAATCTCAATGATCTTCAGCTCTTCGTCTGTGGTCTTGACCTTCTTCCCCTTCGGAAGAGTGACATAAGAGCCGCCTTTTAAGAGCTTCTCGTTTATCTTCGTGCCGAGTTTCTTTATCGTGTCCTGTTGGTCGATGATAGGAGCGACATCGGAACCGCCCAAAAACCTGTCATTCTCCGTGATGTTCTTACGAAGAACGATGGGATACACATTAGGTTTGTAGTACGGAACCTTCTTCTTCGTCTTCTTGATCTGCATCTCCTGTCCGTTCATGATGGGCATACCGTTTTCGTCCAACATCGGAACAGGGACTCCGTTTTCATCAAGGACCGGCTCCTCCGGGGGAGGAAGCATACCGCCAAAATCGCTCTTTATTTCGATAGCGTCTATCAGTTCTTCGTATTCTTCCGGTAATTTCTTCGATTTCTTAGAGCCGCACTCAGGACAGACACCGTTTTTCATCACTGTGCCGCATTTTGCGCATCTATCAAGGTATCTGGACTGATAATCTTCCATATCCAGAAGCTCAATGCGATCACACCAGATATAAACGCCTATGCCGCCCTTATCATTGTGGTAATAAGCGGTATTTACGGTCACAATGTCCGTATTTGTGGTGCCGGAAGTGTACTCTGTCTCGTCATTTTCCGCATCAGAGACATCCTCGCCGTACACTCTCTTCACCATTTTCTTAGTCATCAGCTCCTGGATGAAGAAATAGTCCATATTATCCAGTTCTGTGACTCCCGGCTGCGGTATTAATTTCTTCGGATGCACCTCAGTGATCCTTAAATCACCGATTTCAGAGTGCAGTCCACGGTTTACATCCCACTGTACATGGAAAAAATCACCGCCAAAGATGGTTGTATTCCTCTCCATGACATCATTTGTGGTAATAAGGTTGCACTGGCGTATCTTATTCTCCAGATAATGCTCGATTTTATGCGCCAGTTCCTCATCATCAGCGTGTAATGGACGCACTTTCGGCATAGGAATGGAAGAATCCACTTCCGTCTCTAAAAGTTCGTACACAATGTTCCTGACATTGGTCGCAACCTTAGAAGGAGCTTTGGAGATATTCGGATTCGGCTGCATTGTCCGTGTTCCGGCATAGTATTCAGCGTATAATTTCATCTTTTTACGCTGTGAGCCGTACTGGTCCTTTGCATCCTCCAGTTTCTTTTTCCATTCCTTCAGCTTTGCAGGCTCTTCAATCATTTTTTTCATCTTTGAAAACCATTTCATGCAGGCTCGCCCCACTTCTTTATGAGCAGCAACTTGTCGCTTTCGGAAGCGTTATCGTAGTCTTCCCACTGGTCCGCTCTCCACTTCACTTTCTTACTGTTTAAGAGCGTGTCAGCGTTCTGTAACCAGTAAATACAGTAATATCTCAGCGCATCAGGACTATGCGTTAAATCATGCGGCTTATTCGCATATATATTCGGCCTGTTCTCGTCCCTCTGGATCTTCTTAAGGCACTTTAACAATATAGGTGCGCAGTTATTCCAGATACTTAACTGTCCCTTCGCAAGCATCGTTTTAATCGCCGCACAACCGGCAGCAATGTCATTGTTGACCTTCGTTAACTGGAGTCCTTCTTCACCGAATATCAATGCTCTGGATTTACCTGTCTCCTGTCCTCTGTTCCACAAGTCAGGAGGAGCAAGGTATAACACAGGCTTTTTCCAGTCATCTTCAAATAATCTATTCGTGATGCTGATTATCTTCTCAGCTGCGACCGGAATACTTAGGTTCGGTTCACAGTGTTCATAAATGATTTGACTGTTTCCGAATGCGTCTCTCTGGATCCAGTAGGCGGCCAACATATCCAGTCCATAGTCCATGACAAAGTAGTTGACCGTGTTCCCGGAAAGCCTCTCATTCTTTATTAAGGCATCCGTTACTTCCGGGAAGAACGCGCCTCCGGGAATCGTTAAGGCTTCTTCCACTGTAGCCGGATACTCAGCTGTCATTAACACAGGATCGCTTAAGTTCGCTTTCGTGTCTTCATACCACTTATCATCCCTTGAAGGGTCCGCATACCAGGGAATGAAGACCTTCGTGTAACTATTGGACTCGGAAGTGAACAGTTCCTCAAACAAGGAGCCTCGTTTAATCGAACTAATGCCGATTATCTGTCCCGAAGTGGCTCTATTTATAGTTGCGTAAGCAGAGCCGTAGATCTCCCTGTCGAATTGCTGAAATGCCCATTCATCAAATAACAGCACATCCGCAGTGAAGGAACGCCCGGCGTTCGGACTCGAAGGGAAGCATTCAAACTTACTATCTGGTCCGTCAGGATGGTGGATAGTACAACTTAAGGCGTTCGATTCAAACCACAGTCCCTTCCATCCGTATGTTCCCTTTGGTGCGATCAGTTCCGGCATATATGCGAATATCACATATGCGATCCTTCTTATCAGTTCTTTCGCTTTGTCCTCATTCTCAGAAATACCAATCGCTGTCCTTCCGGGATTTAACATTACCCATGCAATATAATGCAGAGCCAACCATGTGAACCCTAACTGTCTTGCCTTAAGAACGATAACTCTCCTGTCTGTCTCGAATGTTTTAAGAGTCTTTCGCTGCGCATCCCACATCGTGAATGGGATTATCACTTCGGCACTCTCCTTGTTCTCAATGTGTCCATAGTTCAGCACAAAGTATTCAAGGTGGTCCCTACAGTATTCAAGTTCTTTCTTACGCAGCTCATCTACCATATCTGCTCCGTTATCATGTTTAAGGTCTTCTGAGGGTCCTGGTGGCTCCTCTTACAAGCGGCTATAAAGTCCTTTACATCAAGCTCACAGGTTCCCACCAGTCTTCCATCGTAAGTGAGTGAACCGTCCTCTAAGCCTTCGCTTAAGGCTTCTACAAGCTCCCTGGCTCTTCCGTATTCTTCTAATGTCTCTCGTACTCCAAACGGTACGCGAATAGTTAACACTTCGGTCATATCGGTACGCTTTCGGGTGTATACACTTGTTTTTGAGAAAAAAATTTCGGGGCGGGTATATTATGCGTGGGGAACAACGGCTCTCATGCATGGGGGGATACCAGTGGGTGGGGGTAGGGGGTAGGGGGTATCTGAAATCTGAATCTCAGCAGCTGATCTATGGAAAACCGGCGAGAAAATAGCACCGCCGGAGAATATAGCGAAAATTTTTTACCCCTCTATATACACAATAGCCGTATACACCGCATGGCTGACAGCATTCTAAGGAATACAATCAGCCATTTGGCAGCAGGTGTATACAGGTTTAAGAGGGAAAAAGAGAGGAACTATTCGCTAAATACGGCTTTCGCGAACCGCTTTAGGCAAGTACAATACGAGGTGTATACACGCATAAACACTGGGTTTTCTGCAAATACAATCGTAATTTTTAAGTAGGTGTATACACCCTCTGCCTGCTGCCGGTTCACTCATTGTGCATATTGTCTAAGCGTTTCTGAATCTTATCAATTAGGGATTTATCGGCATCTGTAATGATGTTTCCGCTGATCTCTTGCCTGTCTATTGGCTTCTCTCCGGCTGTGTCTCTTAGATACTCCTGGGCTTTGATGTTGCCTTTTGCCGCCTGCATCACGGCAGCTGCGGTTATTGCGTCCAGTTGTGTTGCGTCCTTGTTTAGTCCATATTTGGCTATATCTTCAGGGGTTGCCGGTCTTCTCAGCATTATATCTATAGTTTCAGCAAAGGACCGTCTCTGCTTCAGCTGTGCTTGCAGAGCCTTGCCACCTTGTGAACGTACTTCATTATTCAGTGCTTGAAGTCTTCCACCGTAATAGGCTGTATAGGTTGCGCTTTCATTCACTGTGCCATCTGGTAGACAGTTCATGTACTTATCAAAGACAGCATCAGGAAGAATATAAAAGCCTTTTTCATTCTTCGGGAATTGCTCAATATTCAGTTCTTCAAGTAGTCTTTTCTTTTCTTCTGGTGTTATCTTTGCCATAGTCTCACCAACAAATAATTAAAATCTTTTCTTTGCTTCTTTCTTTTCTGCTTCGCCGGATTTCTCCGGGGAGCGTCTGCAAGCCTTGCCGCCTCCGCTCCTGGGATTTACTCCGGCGGTTTCTGTCACCAGATCGGCGCGCCGGTCCGGGACTGCTCACTTAGAAATAACTCTTCTCTTCGTCTTGTCACCTGTTTTAGCTCTCAGGACTGCGGCGTGTTGCCGTAGTTCCGTTCTGGTGGTATCTTCCACAGTTTCTGTTTTGGAAGTCTTCGCCAGTCTTTCAAGGTGTCTCGCGGTCTTCTCGCGTTCGGCTGCGTTGGTTCCGGTTCCTAAACGTGCATTGTCTCCGCGCTTCTCTGCGACCTGAACAGTTCTACCACTTTTCAGTTTGGCTTCCGTGTTCGGATTCTTCACACGTTCCACCACTTTGTGCAGGCCTTTATATTCCTTTTCATCGCTGTATCCTTTGGGCATTGTCTTTTTGTCCTCCTGGAATAGAAAAAGCGGAAAGCTTTTTATGCCTTCCGCTACTATTTGACATTATCATTTTACTATAAAAACAGCGTAAAATCAAGTTTTATTGCTTGTTTCCTGTGTTTCTGTAGATCTCTTGTTAATACCGTTTTGCTACTATTCTTTTATTTTCGTGCGTATCTTGCGCATTATGCACTCTGCACAAAAACCGCTCTCACATTTTGGTGATTATTACCGCTTGACGTCTTGCGCAAGATGGCTGTATGATTGAACCATCGAAAGACACCACACCACAGCCGCAAGGCAGAAAGGATAAAACACCATGAGAAAATACTTCAACGATTGCAGAACAGAGGAACAGGTTAAAGCAAGATTCACAGAATTAGCAAAGAAGTTTCATCCTGATAACGGCGGCGATGCGGAACAGTTCAAAGCCATGATGAACGAATACAAAGAAGCGTTCAAACAGTACAAAGGGATCCACGAAGACAGCAAGGGCAACACCTACACGAAAGAAACCAACTACAGCGCAGAAGACTTCGCAGATATCATCGAGAAGATAATCCACTTCGAAGGCGTGAAAATAGAAATCATCGGCTCCTGGATCTGGGTCAGCGGAAACACTTACAACTACAGAGAACAGCTTAAGAATGAGAAGTTCTTCTTCTCCAAGAGCAAAAAAGCCTGGTACAACAACGGCGCAGAACGTAAGAGCTTCAGAAAAGGACACTTCACAATGGACCAGCTTCGCCAGAGATGGGGAACGGAAGAAGTCGAAACGGTCGCACAGGAAAAGCTTACAGCCTAATAACAAAACCGGCCCGGCGGTTAATCCGGGACCTTAATGCAGCCGCAGCCGGTGACAAGCCCGGAAAGATGCAGAGTCAAGGACTAACACCACACCAAAGAAAAGGAGAAAAACACCATGTCGAGTTTCGTTATCAGTAAGAAAGAATATATCAAAGCTGCCGGGATCGTGGCAGGGATCGCAGAAGGCTTCGGTTATGGTTTTAATAAGTTTTATTTCTGGGATTATGAAACAAAGCGGAACAGCACCGCAGAAGACTTCTACAGAAACTTCTCAGAATTTCACAAAATGAACGCATTAAGCGTACAAGAACAATATAACGATGATACCGCAGAACTCAACAACGAAGAATATTTAGACACCTTCGGAGAGTATATGCGGAAGGGAAGAAAAGCCACAGCAGCACCGGAAGAACTCAAAAAGTATTTTCTTAATCTCCGCAGCTTCTTCCGCTCCTGTGAATACCAGACAGAAAAAGAGGCTTATTTCTGGAAAATGAAAATGTATTTCAACGAACTTCTAAACGCTATAGTTGGTTATGTTCTACCAAGTGAAGTTGATTCCTGGGGAACACTGGAACTCTAAAAAGAAAGGGCCGGGAGAAAATCCCGGTCCTTATTTATTTCAAACTCTCTTCTATTACTTTTCTCAGCCATTCAGATTTTGAGATCCCGGCTTCTTGTGCTGCCTGTTCGATTCTTTCCTTTGTTCCCTTCGGCATCACGAAGTTTATTCTATCTTGTTTTTCTACCCATCTTTGTTGGCGTTTGTTTCTAAGTTCCTTCTGTTCCTCTGTCATAATTCTTAACCTCCTGGACATAACTATATCAAATATATGTATCTTGCGCATTATGCATCATGCACAAAATGTCTTGCGCAAGTTTGTGCATTATTCCCACTTGCGTCTTGCGCAAGATGGCGATATGATTAGCTCAACAACAAACGAACACCGCACCAAACGAAAGGACAGAACACCATGAAGAAAAAAGACCTCGCGAAGATCGTAGCGCAGAAGATGCAGAAAATACGACCTGACCTGGATGTAGAAAGAACAGCAAGAGTATTACAGAAAATGACAACAAGGGAATTAGAAATCTTAGTAAAGAAAAACTAATCACACTGCAAGAAAGGAAAAAGCCATGAAGACATACAAAGAGACGAAAGAAGCCATGAAGGCCCTGGTAATTAGAAAAGGACTAAAGAACATAATAAACGCCGATCTAAACGAACTAAGAGCCGAAGGGCACAACACAACGAACGTACAGAACGCATTAAACTACTTCCAGTTTTCACCACAAGCAGCCAAATACAGATAAGTCCTCTGAAGAGTCTTTGAAAATTAAGACGAAACCGGCGAAAAGCCGGTCAGGACCACACCACCACACCAAAGAAAGGAAAACACCATGAAAGAAAAGAATGTAAGATATAGCATAGAAACCGGATTCATGGGAAAGTACAGGATCTGCAAAAAGTACACCGCCGAATACGAAGACTGCTCAATAAACTATAAGGCGTATCTGCACAGCTGCTATAAAGGGAAATACAAGTGGTACACAGACCACACATGGGCGCAGGACTACACCTTAGAAACCGCAGAAAAGCACCTGGAAGCACTCAGAAAGGCAAGAAGAAATGAAACCAGAAAGAATCACTGAAATCCTCCGGCAGCACTCGCAAGATTATAAAATCAAAGACGGACGCATTTACGGTATAGCCTACTGGACGAACCTAATCACAGGCGAAGAAGGAACAGAAGAAACAGACCTGACAGACTACAACAAGAAACAGCTTTATCACTGGTTAGGATATTAAACAAACCCCCGGATGCATTCAAGCTCCGGGGATTTTTGCGTACAAAATAATTTTCTGGATCCGCTTTTCTATGGCTCTCTTTGTCTTGCTTGAGATTGATGCTATCTCTTTACTTGATACACCATGTATAAAATGTGCTGTGGCTGTCCCTGAGAGCCTCGGAGACAGTGTGCTAATAGATTGCACTATCTCACGTTTAAAGCGGCTTGCAGCGTCTTCTAAGGCTTCTATTTCGCGTTCTGCGCTGCGTATGGTTATTATAGCTCTTTCGACTTTGGAATCATTGCCGGATTGCTGAATATCTCCTCCGCTTCCTGGCGTTACCTTCTCCGCATTACTCCGCGCGGCTCTCTGGATCTCGCGCAGCTCCTCTATTCTGTCTATACATACTCTGTATCTTTCAAGCCATTGTTTCCGCTCTTCGTAGGTCATAATACACCTCACGCAAATGATAATTGACCGGCTGCCGGTTTGATGTTTAGCAACGGCTGCCTCTCTCCTACTCGCAAATATGCGCAATTCGCATTTACTAAGGCTTCAGCCATTACCGGCACCACACTATTACCTATCCGCTTTACCTGTTCACTTATAGGGCATTTCTTCCAGTGGTAGTACCTGTCTATGATGTAATCAGCTGGGAAGCCCTGCATGAGTTTTAATTCTTCCGGCTTCAGCATCCGCAGAAAAATATCTGTGATCGCGTACTCTTCACCGGCAAGAGTGACAAGGCCGAAACGGTCTTTTGTTGTGATCGTTCCCAAAGGTTTGTTTAATTCCTGTCCGCAGCCTGTGCCGTAATACTTCACCAGGAACGCAGAAACAAGTCCGAAATGTCCCGGAGAGGTTGTGATCGTGTGCAACGGTTCCGCGCAGCTTTGCCCTATTCCGGTTTTGTAAAACTTAGATATAAACGCAGTTACAAGGCCGTAACGGTTTGAAGTGTCTATAGTTTTAAGCGGTTCCGTTAAAGTCTGTCCGCGACTGTCTCCACGTTTCTGTTCTGCGTGATACTGGATTATAAAAGCGGCTGCACGTTTATCTTTGACAATATAAGGCTTTGGATTATTGATTATATATTTGTCTATGCCGTTTGCTATTCTCCGCATGGTAGCATCCGCAAGCGGTTTTTCTCTGTCAAAGATGGAGCGTCCCAGATCGGACCAGTCTATATAATCTCCGCACTGTTTCCAGTTCTCACGGCTGCAAGTTGGTGCAGGCCATACTATAGGCCGGTTGTCTCGTCTGAATACCGCATACCACCGTTTGCGCGTTGTTGGTGCGCCATAGTCAGCTGCGACAAGTTCGCGACTGTCGAAAGCATAGCCTAACCCCTGCATAGCTGCGATAAACTTTTTATAGTCTTCTCCCCTGCGCTCCTGGATCGGATGCCCGGACTCGTCAAGCGGTCCCCAGTCCTGTATCTCTTCCACGTTCTCCATGATTACTACATCGGGCAAAATATCTTTTGCGTGTTTATATACCGCCCACGGAAGGATTCTTAGTCCGCTGTTCCTCGGCTGTCCTCCCTTGGCTTTGCTGTGGCTTGTGCAGTCAGGAGAGGCCCACATAAGAGCAACGTGCCGCCCTTTAACATACTTTTGCAGATCTACCGCGAAAATATCTTCTGTCAGGTGCTTTGTATGCGGATGGTTGGTCTTGTGCATCATGATGGCTGCCGGATCGTGGTTTATTGCTATATCTACCGGCCGCCCTAATGCCATTTCTATACCCACGGAAGCACCACCACCGCCTGCAAAACAGTCTATGATTAAATCATTCACTCTTCCCACTCCTCGCAAAAATCACTGTCTGTTATCATCTCTGTAAAGTATTCTGAATCCGGGCAAGTACACGTTTTGTCTTTGTAATACCGGCAATATGCGCAAATAGTTGGTGTTGGCATCATTGCTCTACCCTCTCAATCTCACGATCTAACAACTCCGCGCACTTGTCTTTAACTGTTCCTGGTCTGGTCTTGAATCCAAATCTGTTTTCTGCTTCTAATCTCGCATTCCTCGCAGCCGTCAGCGTTGTATAATAGCCAAGCTCCATACGCTGTTTATTTACTGTGATATATGCGCGGTATGCTCCGCTTTTTGTGATTGATACTCCGGTTATTCCGCTTGTATTATTTGACTTCAATGGCATATTATGTGAACTTTCTTCCGGCGAAACGATGCGCAGATTTTGCCGCCTGTTATCCAGTTTGTCATGATTGATGTGGTCTATAAATGTTCCGGCAGGCTTTTCATCCACCACATGAGACATAACATAATCATGCAGTCTCAACAGTCCACCGCTCACATTTGCGACTAAATAACCACCACTATCGACACACCAAGAACGCATACATATCTCGTTTGCTATGTCTGGATCCACAATGAAGTATGTGCCATTAGAGCTTTCGCAGACCGTAAAACGTCCATAGTCTACACAGTTAGTGTGTGCGTCCTGCCTACTCGCTTTATTACTCAGATTTATGCTTTGAATCTCCTTGTATGTCATCTCCGAAGTCCTCCATCTCGCATAGAAATGCGCAGTTAGTAACCAGGTGATACAAGTGCGGAAGTCCGCTTTCCTCGTCCACTCCGTGTGGGTCATCCAGATACCGCAGAAAATGCCGAAAAGCTGCTTCCCTGTATCGCTCAATTTCAACCTGTCTCCAGTTATTCACGCCGCCTTCCGGATACTTCCGGCAGCCATACTCGCGGACCTCTGCTATATCCCACATAATCCGCATTGGGACTAATGTTAAACGTGGTTTGCCTGCGTCCGCTTTTGCAGTCTGGTTATACTGTGCGCAGTATTGTGTATTCATTACACCTCCTCAATCAGCCGGAGCAGCTCCTGTTCACCTATTCTTCTTCCGGCTTCTTCTACATCCAGGACTACAGCTTCACTGTCTAAATCCGCTGTTAGTCCTTGCGCATATCCGGCATCGAACGCCTGTTGTGCAAGGTTCGCAAGGTATCGAAATAGCTGCTCTCCGTCCATCCTCTGGATCTTTCGCCTCTGTTCTCGCGGTACTGTCATTCC